TTTTTTAACCAATATTTCTTAACCAACAAAGAGGTGAACTATGAAAATCAAAATCATTTTACAGAGATCTGCTGACATCATTTTTGGGATTGCATCGATTGTGGTAATGCTATTAGCCATATTCGTGCTAATTGTTGTATCAGCAACTCCGGCGCACGCTTATACGCAAGAAGAAAGAGCGCAAGCATCTTTATTGTGGAATGCAGAACATGGCGATCTGCAACCGAATTTAACTGAACCGGCTAGACAGGAGGCTCTAGTCTTTACCGCAACAAAACAAAAGGAATTGGATGATGAAAAAGGCAATAAAAATTGAGGTCGAGCCTTATCCGAAAAGGCGGCTGGTATGTTGTTGAAAGAGTTGGCGGTAAAGTATGGTGGCACTCTTCTAATTATCAATCAGTGGAACTGGCTGAAACGAGAAAGAGAGAGCGTGAAGAGTTAAAAGCAAATACGGCTGAATGGCTCAATAACAAGCTCGCTCGCCGCTCAAAACCGAAAACTGAACTAGCAACCAAGCCAACATTAGTTAAGCGTATTTCAAAGGCTAAGATGCGTTATTTAAAACGTTTTGATGAGTACAACGAAATACGTAATCAACAGCCTGAATCTGAGCGCCAAACTGAATTTCAACTTACTGAGATTCATCGTCTTTTTGGCGTACACGCAACCACAATCGAGCGAGCGATTTATTATCGCCAAATCAAGCCTCGAGGCAAAAAATTAATCAGAGGTCATTGGGTGAGAACATTTAAATACGAGGATTTATGCTCTTACTTTGACATATTGAGAGGTATTCCAAATGGAAACGATGCAACGACAATGGGAAATGGCTAGTTTTACCGCTTATGACAAGGCACAAGAACAATATGATGCCTATGAGCGTGCAGTAGAAAATGAAATTAGCGATATAGAAAGAGAAATAAAAAGCGGAGATAGCCAAACTTTATGCGAATTTTCTGAGCTTATGGAGGAAAACGAAAATACTTGGCTAGATATTTTCTTATGTGATCAAGCATCGCTCAAAAACTTGAGAGATAAGGCAGTAAAAAAACTTGCTGAAAATCGCATAGCGCAAAACGAAGAAGATTATAAACGTGGTTATATTTAAATTTAAGGTAAATAAAAATGACAGAAAAATTTGAGTTGATCCTATCAACAGAAAGCAAAGTTTTAACAACCAATATTGCAGACTTTGAGAAACAAGCGGATGCGTTTATCTCTACCCTAACAAGCAATTTTGAAACCGATGATGACTTCTTGGCAGCAAAAGAAGAAGTAAAAATCCTTAAAGAATTAGAGGATAAAACAAGATTGGCTATCAAAAATGCCGTTGGCGGTGATATTAAAAAACTTGTTGAAACAGCCGAAAGCATTGCTGAACGTTTTAGACAAGAACGATTAGCACGAGATAAGTTAGTCAAAACTAAAGAATCTGAAATTAAAGCTAAGATCGTAGATGATGCGGTTGCCGAAATCTCAGATATTCGCCACAAACTAGCAAAAACAAGCGATATATCACTTGCGCTAGAAGAGAACATTCCAAAGCATAAGATCGCAAGCCGGATTGAAGAAAGCACAAAACGCAAAAGCTCAATCTCAGGTTTAACGAAAGCCGTAAATGCTGAGAAAACCCTAATCATTAGCGAGATCACTATTGAAGTCACTCGCTTGACTGAACGCCTTGAACAACTAACCTCTAAATCAAGCTATCTATTCCCTGATGCAATCAAGTTAATTGCAAGTGAAGAAGATTTAGCGCCAATCATTAAACAACGAATTGATGATGAGCAAAAGCGTGAATTAGAAATCAAGGCTAAAGCACAAGAAGAGGCAAAAGTAAAAGCTGAAACGCAAGCCGTCCAATCTTCTTGCAAAGAAAAAAACATGGGAAGTGAAACGTTAAAAGCACAAGAATTGTCGCCTGGTGATGCCATTGAGCATTTTGAAGTCAGAATCGCATTCTCAGGAACGTTGAACGATGCCGTATCATTCGCTCGTAAAATCAAAGAGCAATACGGTGACAATGTAACACTCAAGAAAGTTAATTAAAGGAACAACAAAATGAATACATTACCGGCGAATATTCAAACAGCCCTAACCGAACGCAATATTGATACCGCAGTTTGGACAACTTTGCAAAATAGCGTTTTTCCTGGTGCAAAGGATGAAAGTATTTTGCTTGCCGTAGATTATTGCAAGGCTCGTAAGTTAGATATTCTTAAAAAGCCTTGTCATATCGTGCCAATGTCAGTGACAGATGCAAAAACAGGCAATAAAAACTGGCGTGATGTGATTATGCCAGGTATTTACGAGCAGCGCATTACAGCATTTCGCACTGGTCAAATGGCCGGGCAAGATGAGCCAGTTTTTGGTGATACGATTACATTCAGAGGCATAGAGGCTCCTGAATGGTGCAGAGTTACCGTTTATCGATTTATTAATAATGAACGATGCGCATTTTCCCACACGGAATATTTTTCTGAGGCTTGCGCAACAACAAAAGATGGCAAGCCTAATTCTATGTGGAGCAAGCGCCCTAGAGGCCAATTAGCGAAATGCGCTGAGGCTGGCGCATTGCGTAAAGCATTCCCAGATGAATTAGGTGGCGTAATTACTGCTGATGAAGTAAATGAAGAGCCTATTAATCAGCATAGCGCTGCAACGCCTGATAACGTAACAACGGTGATTGACACTCAATCGGTAGAATTAATCACTCCCGAACAGCTTGAGCAGATGAAATCTCTAATCGATGTTACAAAATCAAATGAGCATAGCTTACTAGCTTATGCGGGTAACGTTGAATCGCTTGAAAAAATCACAAAAAGCAAAGCTGAAGAAGTTATCGGGATGTTGCTTAGTAAACTAAACAAACAACAAGTCCAAGATGAAAGTAATGATGAGGATATTCCCTTATGATAGACGGACTAATAACACTTGATTGCGAGCAAGGAACAGAAGAATGGTTAAAAGCCCGTTTAGGTATCCCTACCGCAACGGGCTTTGAAAACATTGTGACGCCAACAGGTAAAAAATCAAGCTCGCAAATCAAATATATGTCTGAGTTGATTGAAGAAAGCATACTTGGTTTACAAGATGGCGGATATAAATCAGCTTTTATGGAGCGAGGCAATCAGCTTGAGCCGCTCGCCCGCTCTGCTTATGAATTTCTCACAGGAAACGCCGTCAAACAAGTTGGCGGCGTATATCTAAACGATAAAAAAGAATTATTGGTTAGTCCTGATGGATTGATCCCCGAACTCAAAAAAGGGCTTGAGATTAAATGCCCTAAAATGAGTACGCATATTCAATACATTATCAATGGAGGCCTGCCGTCTGAATATGTTATCCAAGTGCAAGCGAATTTGTGGGTGACAGGATATAAAACATGGGATTTTGTGAGTTATTGCCCTGAATATCAAAAACAACCGTTTTATCTCTTTACGGTTGATCGAGATGAAAAATTAATGGCAGCGTTTGACAAGGAAATACCCGCATTTATCAAAACATTAAAAGCATATAAATCTATGGAGTAAATATGGCTGGAATTAATAAAGTAATTATCGTTGGCTTTTTAGGCAATGATCCTGATGTGCGCACAATGCCTAATGGTGAATAGTGGTAAATATCAGCGTGGCAACAAGTGAAAGCTGGACGGATAAAAACTCAGGCGAGAAAAAAGAAGTGACCGAATGGCATCGCATTGTCATTTATCGAAAATTAGCTGAGATCGCCGCTCAATATCTACATAAAGGCTCTCAAGTATATGTTGAGGGGCGCTTAAAAACTCGCAAATGGCAAGATAACAACGGACAAGATCGTTACACCACAGAAATTCAAGGCGATAACTTTCAAATGTTAGGCGGTCGAAACCAAGATGCCACACAAAATCAACCACCTAAACAGCACGATAAACAACAAAAAGCACAATCTAAACCTCAGCAATCTGAGCCGCCAGTGGATGCGTTTGATGACAACATTCCATTTTAGGAGGAAATATGGCTAATTTTATTAAATTAACACTTTTAGATGAACGAGAAATATTCATCAATGCAGAAACCATCGTTAGCTTAAATACTTATAATGGCGCAACCGTAATAACAACATTAAATTCAAACGATGATAATTGCATAAACGTAAAAGAAACACCTGAAAGAATATTGCACTCTATACAGTGCGGCAAACTATTCCGATAATTGGAGGTGAAATGGATAAAGAAAACATAGAGCAACAACTAAAAGAGCTTTATAAGCAAGAGCAAGCTCTCTACTTAGAGATTGAGCGTGTTCGTGAACAAATTAGAGAAATAATCAACTACACTAACAAAAATAAGGCCGCTAAATAGTGGCCTTTAAATTTACAAGGATGAGTAAATATGTGGTTTAAAAATGCGATCATTTATCGCCTAACAAAGAATATTGACTTCGGTGAAATCGAATCAAAACTAAAAGAATGCCAGTTTACACCGTGCGAACCGTCTGAGATTAGCCGATTCGGTTGGACTGCGCCGTTAGAAACAGATGGCAATTTAGCCTATTTTGCAGATAACAAAGTTTTGCTTATGGCTAAACGTGAAGAAAAGATTTTGCCGGTAGATGTAATCAACCGTGAACTAAATATCCGAATTGCGGCACTTGAAGAAAAAGAACAGAGAAAATTAAAGAAAACTGAGCGCCTATCATTAAGAGATGATGTTGTTGCATCACTAACCTCTCAAGCATTTTCCAAGTTTAAATTTACCGCACTTTTCATCGATTTAAAAACAAAACTAATTTACGTTGATGCAGCATCACCAAAAATCGCTGAAGATGCCCTAGCGCTATTGCGTAAATCACTAGGATCACTTCCAGTTATTCCAGTTAGCTTTAATACAGAGCCTTGCGAGGTGATGACTGAGTGGATTGCAGATAAAGAGCCTAATTGGCTAATCTTGTTAGAAGAGGCTGAGATTCGTGAGAAAAACGATCTTGGCGTAATCAGTTGCAAAAATAAATCATTGCTCGATGAAGATATTGTGGAGCTTGCACAATCAGGGCTTGTATCAAAACTCGCACTTGAATGGGAAAACAATCTCAAATTTGTTTTGCGTGATGATGGAACACTAAAACGATTGAAATTTGATGGCCGCATCACAGAGCAAAATAATGATATTTCCAAAGAAGAAATTGGCAAACGCTTTTACGCTGATTTTATTTTAATGGCCAACGTGCTTTCAGGCTTATTGAATGAGCTATCAGTTGAATTTAATGGATTAAAGGTTGCACTATGAAAACAGCAGAAGAAATTTTAGAAGAACGAAAAAATACGCATGGCGATTTTGAAAAAGGTGCGCAAGATTTTGCACAGCTAATGCGCCCGGTTGTCGAAAAATGGTTAGCTGGCACAATTAGCAATGTTAAATTTTATGGTTTAACAATGGCTAATGCAAAACAAGTGAGAATCTTGAATGGAGATTCAAGCCATGCCGATCATTATATTGATGCCGCAAATTATTTCACCCTTGCCGGAGGGCTTTACAAACCAAGTGACGATTGGAAACAAAGTATCTTGAAAGGTGGAATTCTAAAGTGTGGAGGGCGTGAGAATGAATGAGATTAAAGTCGGCATTCGCTATTCTCGATTGGCAGATATTTTCGTTTGCTATTTCTATGTAAGAATGAATAGCAACAATGAATCCGCAATAGAACTAGCAATCAATGATGTTAAAGAAAATTGGATATTATTTGGCGCTGAAATGAGAAATGACATTATCAATGCCTCAGAATTAGCATTGCAAGATGTACCGAATACTGATGTTGTTGCTGAGTTTATCCAGTGGGCAAAACACTATTTTAATGCTCCGCAAGAAACAAGCACGCAAAGACCTTTGGTTGATGTTTTGCCAGTGGTAAATCTTAAACAGTAATTTTTAACGTAGCTCACGAATGTGGGCTTTTTTATTATCTTAAAATGAGGAAACAAATGAAAAAATTTTTATTAGCATTAGCAGTGGCAACCGTTGCGGTATCAGCAAACGCAGCAAATTTAGCGGAAGTAGCTGATGAATTGGAATACCAAACTCAATTTATCAGACAAAATAGCGAGGCTATTATTCAAACACAAAAAGCGACAACTGCTGCATTGAAAGCCTCTAGTGCAAATACTAAAGCTATATATCGTTTAGACCGTGATAGAAAACGTGCCGATGCCGGAACTGCTGCGGTTGCCGCTATGGCAAATATTCCGCAAGTATATCTATCGGGAAAATCAGGCGTTGGCGTTGGCGTTGGTGTTGGTTATAAGCACGGTCAATCAGCTTTAGCGGTTGGTTATTCTCGCGCGATCGATAACGGTAAACATATCATTAAGGCATCAATCGGGCTTGATAGTCAGAAAGATGCAACAATCGGTGCTGGTTATATGTATCAGTGGTAATTAACAATAGGCGTTCCAATCGAGCGCCTTTTGTTTTAGGAGAAAG